CCGCGCTCGGCAGCGAATGGAAAATGATTCGTCCTGGCTCGCTCCTGGCGTCCACTGTGTAATCTGTCCACGTCGCCTCCACCGCGTCCTCATCGAGATATTTCACCGACGTGACGCTCTGCAAACGTGGGCGCGGCATGGGCAGCAGGGAGTCGGACGGCCAGTCGTCGAAGGTCATCTCCCACGTCTGCGTGAGAAACGCCCGCCGCGACAACTCCTCGCCCTGCTCGCGCGCCGCCAAGAGCAGCGACGTGATCAGCGCATCGTCCGCTGCCACGTCCACGCGCAAAAATGACTTGGCCGTTTCCAGGGAAACGGGTTCGGCAGTCGGCGCGGTGATCAGGCGCAGGGTCATAGCGTAGCGTATCCTTTAGGATCGCAGGTCTCAGGGGTTGATCGAGTTCCCGACCGCGGCGGCGGAAGGACCGTCACGGTCGGGGAACTCACTCATTTGGATTTGCGCGCGCCTTTGTGCGGCGCAGGCAGGACGGCCTCTTCGAGCGACTCCACCGTCAAACTGGCGGTTTCGGGCGCGGCTTCGAGCGCGGCTTCGACCGGCGTGGCCTTTTGCGCAGGCAGGGCATACCGTCCCTGCACCAGCGCCTGGCCGAGCTTGGTCTCTACCTCGTAGGTGTGTCCTGGCTCCATCACGCCGCCGGGACCTGCGTACAAGGTGATCATTTTGATCTTCATGCGTACCTCCTCCTGGGTAGACATTGGGTCTGCCCTATTCGGTCACGATGTGGAACGTGCCCGACTTGGTGTCGCCGCCGCTGGCAATCACGATCTTCACGCGGTCCGCGGCCAGCACGATCTTGTCTTCCACGGGTTCGCCCGCCAGCCCATACAGCGACGCGGCGCCTGCCGTGTCGTGCGTGGGCTGGCGCGGCGCCACAGTTTCACTCGCGTTGATGTTCGTATCCGTCCACAGGGTTTCCCCTGTGGCCTCGGCGGTGATCGTGAAATCCACGCCGTCCGCGAAATCGGTCTTAACGTAGCGGATCTGGCTCAGTCGCCCGCTCAGCACGTCGCTGTACGCGGTCGCGCTTCCGTCCGCCGCGGTGGTGATTTCAACAGTGTGTCGTTTGATTGCCATCGGTCAACTCCTCGGGGCGGACGATCGGTCCGCCCTACAGTCGGATCGGATTAGGTGGTCGGATTCAAACCGAGACCCCATCCAGCGTTCGGAGCGGGAGCGGAAGCATACATGTGCGTCACTATGTCGCCTATGCCGGTGCATCCAACGAACAACGGTTGCTCGCCGGTGAACAGGATCAGATGCGTCGCGCTCGCCGAGACATTGAACGCATTAGTCAGCGAAGCCGCCCAGTTGACACTGAAGTTGTGGAATTTGCAGCTTTCAAATTCGATCCAGCGATCCATGTTCGAGATCTGCGCCAGGAACTTCCCGGCGGTCTCGGAATAGGATTGGAAACGACACCGGCGGAAATGGTTCCGGGCGGCATTGGCGCTATCCACCACCAACTCAGCGTTGGCCGCGGCGCGCACAATGGTGTCGAGACCAATGACGCAGTCGTCGAAGAAATTCTCTGCCCCCTGCAGCTTTAGGGAGTACGAACCAGCCCGCGCCGCGGGTGTGGCGTGTCCCATGCCCGCGAAGAAGATGCGCGTAAACTCGTTGCGCGACCCGCTGACGATGGCCGCGCCCGAATCGGCATCCGCATCCGCCCCGTTGAACAGCTGGAAATCGCGGAAGATGCAGCCGTTGGCGCTGATCGTCAAAAGTTGGGTGGCATCCACGCTGGGGGAACCCGTGATGCGGGTGCGTTGACCGACGCCTGGCAGTCGGCTTCCCAGACCCACCAGGTGGGTGTAATCCTTGTCCCAGGCCAGCGCCGCGCTCAGCGCGTTACCCATGTCACCCGAAAGCTGTACCACCGCGTCGTGTTGATCCGCGACACAATGATCCTCCGCTTCCTCGAGCGACGCGAACGGTTGATCCAGGTTGGTGCCCGGGTTGTTGTCACTGCCATTGACGGGGTCAACCAGGAACGTCTGGCTGAGCGGTCCCATCGGCAGATCCATCAATCCCAGGTATTTCCTGAGATCGTAGGAATTTGCTTGTTTGGTCATGTGATTGCTCCTCGTTTGCCAGGGGCGGACAGTTATGTCCGCCCCTGCAACAAAACGATGTTATGCCGTGCCTTCGGCGGGCGAGACGTGTGTCTCACCGTTGGTGCCGGTCGGCTGAGTGACAGGTGCGGCCTTCGGACCGTACTGGATATACTCCGCCGAAGCCACCACCGCATCCTGGGTGCCGCGGGTGACGTACAGGCGCACATAGCGCTCCTGCGGGCGGAAGATGTCAATGTAGAATATCTCGCCATCGTCATCGTCCGCAATAGCCTGCGAGGTGCCAAGCAGGTCGGCGGCACTGCCCATCGCCGCGGCGGAGTCCTGTTGCGCCTTGATGGATGTGACCGCGCCGGTAGTGATCGCGCCCATACGCACGATCATCAGCGCGCCCTCATATCCGCTCATGTCCAGGATGGAACCTGAAATGGCGGTTTGCGCGGCCGCGCCCGCGGTGGGGGTTACGGCCGAACTGATCTTGACGTTCTTGGAAAGTTCGTTCATGTCTGCTCTCCTTTACGCGAGCTTCACGCGCACGAAGGCTTCTTCGAGCACGGGCATCCCGTCGCTTTCCAGGCGGCCAATGAAGCCCGTCTGGTTGGTGGCGGCATACAATTCTTCCAGGCGCTGGATGCTGAAGTCCAGCGCATCCGCGATCCAGTAGTATGAGAAATCGCCAAGGATACCCACGTACAGGCCGGTCGTGAAGGTGTTCGGTGCGTACTCGCTGATGGCCAGCGGAATGCCCGAAATCATATCGGGCTGGCCGAGTTGCATGGACGGCTGCCACAGATAATGACCCTGGTCATCCTGCAACTTGGCAAGCTGTTTGACCGCGTCGCGGTGGAAGACCCACTTTGCCCGCGGCCAATAGCCCGCCTTCAGGGTGTATTTGGCTTCGATCAGGCCGTCGGTCTGGATGCTGGTAGTGGTGTTGCCCGTCGAAACGTCGCGGCCGGTGCTGATGCCGTCGTTCGATGCGGTAAACACACCCAGCGGCTGGTTGGCGCCCGAGCCGGTCATGCCCGCTTTCTCGAAAGTGATTCCGAACTTGTAAGCCAGGCGGGCGATCACCAGGCTGTCCACGTCGGGCGAAAGGCGCAAAAGTTTACGGGAAACTTTGATGCGCTTGGCGAGCGGCTTCGGCGAGAGTTCGCGCTTGCCGAAGGACATCGCCGTATCTTCATTGCCAGTGCCGAGTTCGCTCGTCCAGTCGGCGTCGGCGGGATCGGCGGCCAGGGTTGGCACACCCAGCGACTGCGAACTGATAACGGTATTTTTCGTCGCCCATTCGCGGATGAAAACCTGATCGTCAATAGCCTGGATCAGGCGGTTGATGAACTGCTGCGGCGACGTGTAGTAGCCGCCCGACGCATCCGCATCGGCTTGCAGGGCGCGCAGCTCGGGCTGGATGGATCCCGTGCGCAGGAAGACGCTCCAGGCTTTGGCGCGCTTCTCTTCGTCGGGGTTGCCGCGGGCGCCGCCCTCCGGGCGGACCGGCTCGCTGGTGCGGAAATCGGGATCGTCCGCCATGCCAAGCTTGCGGATGTTCTCGATTTTCTTGTCCAACTTGCCCATGTCGCCGAAGAGCGCGTCGTAATTGGTCTGCTCTTCGGCGGTGAACTCGCGGCTTTCGGTCTCGGCGAGTTCGATCATTTCGCGGGCGCGGGTGACCAATGCGGCGCGCTTCACGAGCAATTCACGTTCGTTCATGGTTGCTACTCCTTATGGTAGATGGCTTGCTCCGCCAGATCGACCCGGCGGCGGCGCGCCTGCATGGCAGGGCTGGGCCGCGCCTCTCCTGCACCGTCCGATGCAGTCTGGGCGGATCGTTTCTGGAGAAACGTTTCGATTTGGGAACGGGCCTGCGCGCTCGCTTCGGGATACTGCGCGAACGGCACCGGCCCCACGTCGTACAATTTGCCGATCTCGGTGATCTCCCGCAGGGGGAGTTCCTCGCTGTCGTCGGCGGGTTCGGTCCAAACTTGCTGGCGGACCGTAAAAGCGAACGACGATTGGGTCACGTCGCCGCGTTTCACCTTTTCGTACACGCTCATCGCCTGGGGATCAGCGGGATTCATGTCAATCGCATAGCGCAGGGCTTTATCGGTCTGCTCCAGGCGGAGCGTGCTCGCCGTGGTGCGTCCCAGCACATAATCCCAATTGTGATTCCAGGAGCCGATTACGTCTGGATTTTCCGAAAGCACGCGCGTGAACGCCCCTGCGCGTATTTTCTCGCGCCACCAGCGGGCGACCACCGTCTCCACGCCGAACACGGCGGCTTCGCCTTCGATGACCGGCTTCTGCGCATCCCCCGCGGCGCGCATGGTCAGCGTCGCGTAGCGGCGTTCCAGGTCATCCTCGGTAAATCGAATTTCATCAGGTTTCATCGTCGGTCAACTCCTCGCCCAGCAGGGCGTCGGTCAGTTCAAGTGGCAGGCTCTCCTGCCAGGCGGCGGTCAGGGTTTCTAGTTCATCGCCATCGGCGTACGCGCGGAAGACCTTTGCGCCATGTATTTCCAAATAATCGCTGACCACATTTTGAATATGGATCGGGTTGAACTCGGCCAGCGGTTCGAGCGCGCGCTGGATGAATTCGAGATGGTCACGCTTGTAAAATTGCTCGAGCCAGGCCTGGAATTTTTCCGGCTTGTCCTTATCGAGCCAGCGCTTCGAAGCGTCCATTAATTCTTTCGCCTCGCGGCGCACAATCCGACGGCAGGCGTCCAGCACGAATGGTCGGGGGTCAACTCCCCTCTCTCCAAATCGTGATTTTCGATTTGGGGAGGGGCCGGGGGTGGGGTTGGGGTTGGCATCCACCGTGGTCATATTCAGCGGGATCAACATACGGTCCAGTCCATCCATCGGGTTCAGGTTCTCGCGCTCGCGGGCCTCGTTGCGTGTCATGATGCCGTTGGTGATCGCCTGCACGTAGGCGGTCATGCGGGCGGCGATATCGGTGCGCAGGAAGTCCTCGACCAGATGCTCGATGAAATAGGTTGATTGTTCCTCTGCGAGCAGCAGGTCCTTGTGCGCCTGTTGCTCGATGCGCTTCAACCACGGCCGCAGGGTATGCGAGAGATAGCCGAGTTCCTGTTGCTCGATCCCGCTTCCCCAGCTCGTCGAGCGGTCCACCGAGCCGAGCATGTGCGGCGGGATGCGCATCATGCGGGCGATCTCGTCCACCTGGTGTTTCCGCGTCTCCAAAAATTGCGCATCGGCGGGATTGATCCCGATCGTTCCGATGTCCAGGCCTTCCTCGAGGATGGCTTTTTTATGCGCATTGTCCGATCCCTGGTGGATGATGTCCCAGGATTCGCTCAATCGCTGGTAGGCCGTATCCGAAAGCGCGTTCGGCGATTTCAGCACGAAGCCGGGCCGCGCGTCGTTGGCAAAAAATTTCGAGCCGTACTTCTCGGCCGCCATCGAGAGTCCGATGGCATTGCGCGCCAGCGTGATGCGGCTGTAACCCATCAGTCCATCGAAGCCGAAAGCGGGCACGTGCCAAATTTCTTCGCTGCGAAAGGCGCGCTGGCTGCCCGTCGCTTCGGTGTACAGATATTTCCGCAGCCCATTCTCGCGAAAGACCTCCATGCGGTCGGGGCGCAGCGGCCAGAGTTCGCGCAAAATGCCCTTGCGATCCCAGATTTTCTGGCTGTAATGGTTGCCCCAGCCGAGCATGTGTCCCATCACGAATTCGCGGTACACCAGGCTGGTGTGTTCGGGATTGGGTTCGTCGTGCAACAGGCGGTAATATGGACTCTCGTAAGCGCGTTCTTTGCCGCGCGCCAGGCGGCGGTAGGTGATCAGCGGCAGGCTGGATGTATCCTCCATCAGGATCGTGAACGCCGCCAGAACCGCCGTCACCTGGAGCGCGCCCTCCACGGTCACGTCCTCGCCCGCGTAAGTATCTTCGCCGTAATCCCTGACCACCCAGCCGGGCGGTTCCTGGCTGACGTGGAAGGTGGAGGACCGGGAAATCATCGAGGGTTTGAGAGGCATTATTTCTTCTTCGACAAATGGAACCATAGGAGGGTGGCCGTAAAGGAATTGATCAATCCATCCGCGGTCAGGGTGGCCCCAACCACCATCAGCGCGGTTTGCCACGAAACGCCGAACGCCAGGCCGGTGCCCAGCAGTAGCAATCCCACATAAAATAGGACATCGTTGCTGTCGAAACGGGCATCAGGTTTCTGCGGCGTATTCATTCCGCCTTCCTCTGGCGTTCCTGGATGCGCGTATCGTGCGCCGTCAACACGCCATTCATGCGCGAGACCTCGGACGAGACGATTTTGATCTCCTCGCCCAGGCGTGCCGCCAGCAAAGCGATCGCTTCGCCGAATTCCCGGCGTTGCTCAGTAAGAAATTTTTGCCATTTATCGTCACGCATCTCAATCGCCGTATCCCGTTTATCCAGCGATACCATGAAACGATCCACGATTTTCAGCGTGAACCAGATAAAAATAAAAACCAGCGGGATCTGAATAAACAAACCAATGTATTGCTCGATGTTCAAATCCATGCCTATCTCCTCGCTAATTCCAATCTGCCAGCGCCCGCCCAAACGGCCGCGCCGGGTTATAAGCGCACGGCACCTTCGTCCCCGCCGCGATTGGCGACAAAAGATTTTTATTGAACGTGATGATCCCGTTGTTCGAGATCAACACCAGCGGCACATCGAACTCAAGCCCCTGCGCCGTGGTCAATTGCGGAAAACGATTCACCCGGTGATGCCCGTTGCCCTCCAACTCGATCCGCTGGACGGTCGCACAATTCAACACCCAGGGCGCATGTCTGATCTCGTCCCACGCCAGAAGTTCGTTCGGTCTCAGCGCCTTGCACGGGATCCACGTCTCATGCCCCGCGACGTATTCCAGCCCAACCTGCAACACAACATTCCCAGCCGCGGCCAGCATCTGCTGGCTCATGCCTTCGTTCGGCGTACCGTCTGCCCTCGTCAGATGCAGCCCCAGCGGATACACTGCCCGCACGTCCGAACCATGACCGTGATTTGTCCATGCCAATCTGCTGTCGAAAAACGCGATAAACTTTTTGGCGAGCATCGTCTTCGCTTTTTTGTCGTCGCTCGCCGCGTCGTACTCCTCCACCCATGCGGGCGGCGCGCAGTTTCTCCACACAACGTGGAAACGCCAATTCTGGTGCGCCTCGTCCATCCTCACGAAAGTTCCCTCCTTCGTGATCCGCGTCGCGGGCGTCCCGCCATTTTTGTTGTACGCCGATTCACGCACCGCATATTCCGGCGGGATCTCGTCATCCCAGCGCAGCCGCCAAAACTGGCCCAGTCCGGGCGGCAGCACAAAGCCGGAAGGCGGCGCAATCGCTGAATTGATTTTGACATGCACGTTCATCTGCTTACTCCAGCGGGATCGTCGCTGCGCCTGCTTTTCCGTCATGCTCGACCGTGATCGTCGCGGTGTCAATGGCCGGATCGGTCTCGTACTCCAACAGCCACGACGCGCAATATCCCGCCTGCGGGACAGTGGTCTTCAGCCACTTCCCGCCATCCGCCGCGGTCACGATCTCCGTGCCCTCGATGCGCGTGTTGGCTGGCATGGACATGATCAACGTATCCGTTGCGACATGTGGCGCTGTCCTCAAATTGAGTGGGTTCGGGTTATGTGCAATCATGGTTTCTCCTGGGGGTTCGAGCGGAATCGTTGCTCCGCCATAAAATCGTTTCCAATCATCCGCGGTCCCGTTGAAAAGGTTCAGATCAACCTTTCCGCTTATGCCCTCCAATTGGCCGCTTTCGCTGTACTGCCACATCCACCAATCCGCCCAGCCGTCCGGCAGATAGGCTGGTTCGTTTTGCATGTCTGGCTCGTACGGATATTGCGCCACCCATAACTTGTAATCCTGCACCCAGGCCGGATTCCCGGTGTGCATCCACATCCACTTGCTTGTGTAAATGATTGGCTGTACCCCGGTCTCAGACTCGACCATATCCAGCCAGGCCTTGTACTGCGCCGCCAATTGCGCCCCACTCACAGAGCGGGGCGCCGCTGTTGCGGCGTACTCCAATGCCCGCCACTTATCCGCCCGCCTGTTGATCGCCAGGTAATTTTCGGGATGTTGTAGATCGAGCCACGCTTTGGTTCGGACCGGCGGGCTGGGCTGGATACCGACGAGACTCAACAGGCGGCTGGCGATGGTGGTCGGCTGGTATTCCGCATCCAGCACCGGCTCGATCTCTGCCTTCCAAATTCCAGACACCAGCAGGCCCACGTCTTCGCAGGTAGTCAGATAATTCGACACCTGCGCGGCCACGTCGTTCGCTTCAAAAAAGTGATACGCCGAGCGCGGAATCTGTCGGTTGCCCGCGCCGATCCACGAATTTTTGAAGGTGGGGTCCACATAGAATTTTCCCTGCGTCGCCTTCATGATCACGCCCATCACCCGGCTGTCCAGATTCGGCCAGTCAGGGACTTCCCAGTGCGAAATGTCTATGATGCAGGGCGATTTGATGATCATCAAACAAACCTTAAACAAAATGCGCCCGACGACTCACGTGAGTCGCCGGGCGCATCGGTTCCGACAGTTCTCCCGGTCTACACCAGGAGTGCGTTCAATTGTTCTACGCTATATTATAAACCAAATTGCAAGATTTTCAAGCGTCAATTTCCGAATCTCGTTGCTGTGGAAACAATGCCCCTTCTTTGTTTTCAATCGCATTCTTTACAGAGCGTTCTGTCCATTTCACGTGACCATCTACCAATACACAATCGTGCGTTTTCAACTTCTCGATTACCAACCAAGACAAAAACACATTACCAAAAACAAAGCCGGAAAGAAAAATAAGTATCTCCATTATTCGATGACCTGTGTTTTGCTCTTCCACCAGCGCACGCCCACATCGTATGCAATCCAAACCGGCATCTTGCGCGAAATAAATTCTGCCATCCAATAGGGCAATCGCCATTCGAGCAATTGTCTCTTTGAGAAGATGCGCATCAATCCCTCAAACTCTTTTCGTATGGTTTCAATGATCGTTTTGGCGATTTCCATCAGCGCATCATACACATCACGAACGGCTTCAGACATTCGCTGGAATTGCTCAATCTGTTCAGGCGTGAATTCAAAATGATTTTCTTCCATAGAAAATATTATAGCATAAACCGTCAAGTTAAA